GCCGATCTCGCGCTCTACTGGTGGTACCCAGGAGCGCGAACCCACGACGCAAAAAGCCCGCCAGGAGGTTTGATCCTGACGGGCTAAGTTGAGTGAGGATAGGAAGTAGCGGCGCCTCAGGCGGCCTGCTGAAGATCCTGAACGGGCTCGAAGTCCCGTTCAAACGTCTCGGGCTTCTCGAACCCGATCGAGTTGTCCGGGTAGAAGACCACGATGTCGCCCGCGACGCAGGACTGCGCACCGAACGGCGTGCCCATGGTGAGGCCGCCAAGGCTGTTCATCTCCAGCTCTCCGGCTTGGATCCGGGCCACCAGCCATTGCGGCGGCGTCTCGTCAGCGGTGCGGCCCCAGAGAGGCAGGCGGAAGGCTTGGACGAGGGATTTGCTGAGGAAGAGCTGCACGGTCACTCCATTTGCATTCAAGCAAATCTATACGCATGATATGGGGGTTCTGTCAACCCCCTCCCCCTAGAAAAATGCAAATCAGTGGCGGAAGAAGAGCAGCCAGATGAAACCGAGGGCAAACAGCCCCGGGACCATGCGACCGAGCAGGAATGCGAGGCCAATATTCCGGGTCATCCGGACGTCATCAGCGATCTGCCGCACGCTCTCGGCGGCGGTCGGCGGCGCCAAGACCTCGGGGTGAGGCAAGGCGCCGAACCTTATGGAGGGCTCCGCGTCAGGACTTGACGAGTACGGGGCCGGAAGGCCTTTTGCCGCGGCCTCCAGGTTCAGGATTTCCTGCCACTTCTCCAATTTTGCCATCTTTGATCTTCTTTTTGCCCTTAACCGTGAACTTGGGCTCAAAGCAGATCGGACAGCAATAGTACTCGTCGCCGACCAGCTTATCGAACAGGACCACGGACCTCGGAATCATCCGCACCAGCTCGCGCACCAGCGTGCCCTGCTGCAGTGAGCAGGGCTCGCAATGGTACGGTTCCGCTTTCAATTCGAGGATGATCTCAGCCATCCGATCCTGCTACCAGTTGCGTTTGCACCGGTCAATCAGATTTGCTTTTTGGGCCGATCCTGACCGTTGGGGAAGTCAAACGTCTTCGGGGTGGTCCCGGTTCCGTTTGCAGGATCGTTGCTGTTTGCGGCAGCCGGGTCGGCGGGCTTCGCCGGGTCGGCGGCCGGCGCCGTTGCGCTGGCATTCGGATCTGCGCTGCCGAGGGCGGCGTCGATCGCAGCGAGCGCGGCCAGCTCGTTCTGCATGTTGAAGTCGTCACCCAGCAGGTTCCGCTTGTACACTTCGCGCAAGAGGGTCTCTCGCGAGATGCCACGCTTCTCGTACATGGCGACGAGCTGCTTGACCTCCTCGATCCGGTCCTTGGTGTTCGAGAACTCCGTGTTCAGGATCACCTCGACCTTGCTGTAGTCCTTGCCGGTCCACTGGCCCATGAACTTGATGGCCTTTTCGATCGCGTCCTGGCAGTTGATCGCCATGTCGTGGACGACCGAGTGGACCCGGGTCTCCTGGATGTCGCGCTCGTTCTGCGGGACGTACTGACGATGCGTGCCCGTGACCGGGTTCAGCGCCATCATGTCCATCTGCATTTCGAGCTTGTCGAGATCCTTGGCGCCGGACTCGATCGCCGTGCCGCGGGGCTCGACGTAGTACCAGCGGCCATTGGCCTCCGGCGCGTAGAGCACCTTGTACGGGCCGATCGCGAACTGCTTCTCGTCTTCCGGGTCGATCTGGACGCCGGAGCACGCCAGCATCGGGAATCGGGCAGCCGACAGGATCGACCGCTGGTCCGAGCTGGAGATCCAGTGCTCGATCTGCTTGTAGGCGAGATCGATGAAGATCGGCCGGGCGAGATAGTCGGATTCCTTTTCGCCGGCATACATGGTCACGAAGGGGACCTCGGCCATGTTCTGGATCGGGGTCTCTTCGATGAAGTCCCAGTTCGAGCCGCCGGACGTCGCCTTCTGCTCCCAGAGCTGGACGATGCCGGAGGTCTTGCCGGGGTCGATCTCGATGACCCGCATTTGATTGTAGAGCACCTCCTTGAAGCCGTCGCGCTCAGCGCGCTGGCCACGGATGCGGACGTGGACGGTCTTGGTGTCGCCGCCGACGTACATGTCGTAGGCGGCAGCCACGTCGTCGACCTTGTACATCTTCATGAAGGGGCGAGCGCCCGAGGCCTTCTGATCGGCCAGGCTCTTCATGTTGTAGGTGTCGGGGTGGTCCACCAGCAGGTGGCACATGCCGTCGAGCATCGAGTTGTTGAAGTATTGATGCGCGAAGATGTGCAGGTGGTTGCCCTGCAAATCGATGTCCTGGGTCCACAGATCGAGGTCAGGATCGCCGTTCTGGACCTTGAGCAGCGTCCGGAAGGGTTTTGCGGAAGCCGCATCCACGGCCTCCCTGAGCTTGTTGAGAGCGAACGTGGAAGCGAGGCGCGCGGCGTACCGGGTGTCCGACTCCTTCTCGTACTGAGGAAGGAACTCGGCGCCCTTGGTCCGCATGGTTTCCGTGCCGCCGTAGACGGCGCGGAGCATGGCGGTGCGAGCCTGCATCGTCGTGGCTGCCGAAGACAGCAGACCGGGATTACCCGTCTTGGGGGACGGGGTGTATTTGACTTGAGTGTCGGCCATTGTTGGGGGACGTCCTGACTTTACCAGTCAAGGATCGCGGCCTTGCGGGGTCCGAGGAGTTCGTTGAAGGCATCGGACGCTGCGTCCACCTGGTCATCATGGGTGCCAAGCGGGAACATTTCCAACTCATCGGTGAAGCACTCATTCCAGTGAGCCTTCACCATCTTCACGTTGCGACCTTCGCACTGCGCAGCGAACGCTGCGGCGCGGGTCTCCTTGGAGCCTGTGGGGCGGATTGCCTTGATGCGATAGCCGGCGAGCCGGCGGATGAAGTTTGAGGCCTGGCTCTTGCCGGCCTGGCCCGGGTCTTGCGGGATGACGATCTGGACCGAGTGTCCGTCGCTGCGCGCGGTGTCGAAGATCTTCTTCTCGACTTCGAGCGCGGAGCCGCGGAAGCGGATGACGTTCTCGATGTAGAAGACGCCGTTCATGTCCTTGGACATCAGGACGCCGACCGTGTAGTCGCCATCGGCTGATGCAGCCAAATCCCATGCGCGCACGCGAACGCGGCGGGCCGGCATCTCGCCGGGAGCCTCGAACCATGCAGCGCTGAACATTCCGCCGTCGTCGGCCATCGGCTGCTGCTGGTAGAGCGCAGCGAAGGACCGTTCGCCGAGAACGTCCATGCGGTCGGTGAGGGCCGCATAGGAGAACCGGTTCGGCGCCAGTGGCTCGTTGGGCTTGCGCCCGAGAGCGTCACCAGGGACGGTGCCGTCGTCGTTGAGGATCAGCTCTTCGGTGCCGTCCTCGTGCTTGATCTTCTTGGTGTAGGGCAGCGCCGGCAGGTACAGAATGTCCCACGGCAAACCCTTGCCTGATTTCGCCAGGTCGACGAGGCGGCCGGCGATGTCGTCGTAGTGCCACCGCGTCAGCGTGAGGACGATTGCAGCGTCCTCTTCGAGACGGGTGTAGACGACGTCGCGGTACCAGTCCCACTGGTCCTGACGGAACGAGGCAGAGTTGGCGTCCTTGCGATCCTTGATCGGATCGTCGATCAGGAAAAGGTTGGCGCCCTTACCGGTGGTGCCGGTGCCGACGCCGACCGCGAAGTACTTGCCGCCCTTCTCCAGCTCCCACTCATCGGCAGCGCGGTTGTCGGTGCGGATCTTGGCGTCCGGGAAAAGGGTCTTGAACTCCTTGCCCTGGACGATGTTGCGGACGTCGCGACCGAAGGTCGTTGCGAAGTCGCCGTTGTAGGATGCCGAGATGACGTTCTTCTCGGGATTGCGCGCCATGTACCAGGCGGGAAACCGTCGAGTGGACAGCTCCGACTTGCCGTGTCGCGGCGGAGCGAACAGCATCAGTCGCTTGATCTCGCCGCGCTCGACCGCTTCCAGCTTCTGGGCAACCAGGTGGTGGAACGGATCGGCGTAGTATTTGTGGAGCGTGTACTCGGTGAAGTCGATGAGGTGCTCGCGGCCCCTCTTGCGACGCAGGAGTTCGGCCGCCGCCTCCTCTGGGGAGACGTCGATCAGATTTTGCATGTTCTCTTGAAAGGTTGGAGACGCGGGCCGGAGTCGAACCAGCCTCCGCGGGGTTGCAATCCGCTGCCTAGCCGCTCGGCCACCGCGTCAGTTTGAGGGCTGTCCCGCAGGAGCAGCCCACGAGCATGCGCTCGTCGTGCGCCGAAGCGCGGAAGAAGAAGAGGACCCCACGCCCTCTGGCCAAGAGGATCGTCCTGTTAATTCAGGACTTAGTATTGCGGTCGACCGCCACCGGGTAACTTGCGCTTCCGGCTGCCGCGGTCGATCCCGTCAGGGGGCTTGTTCTCTTCGATTACTTGATGTTGAGCTTGGCCGCGTCGTACTGCGCGAACACGCCCTTCAGCCAGTGGCCGACCTTGCCCTTCATCGTGAAGGAGTCGCCGGTCTTGGCGTAGTTGGCGAACGACGTGGCCGCAGCCTCGACGTACTCGGTGGCGCGCTCGTCGAGCTTGGCGATGTCGATCAGTGCGGTGCCGGTCTTCAGGGCTTCAGTCGACACGTTGAGGCCGGCGAAGAACGCGGCGTCGTTCGTGTGGTTCTTGACGATGAAGTGGCGCGAGCCGGTCAGGATCTTGGAGGCACCCTCGATCTCGCTCAGCGATTGGACCGTGCTGCCGATGACATGCATCACAGTCACGTTCATCTTGCCATCCTCGACCATGGAGAGCAGGCCGATCTCGCTGAGTAGGGTCAGCGTTGGCGTCAGCAGGCCGGCCTGGATGTCGATCACGGTGACGGGGCTGGTGGGCAGCGAGTCGAACACCTTGATCTGGCCGTCCGAGCTGGAGAGGTCGATGACCTCGGTCAC